AAGGTGATAATTTCATGGAGGCCAACACCTTGACCATACAGTTTCTGGAGTTCACCCATTACCTGAGGTTCGAGGTTGAAGTTGTAGATGGTATCGAGACCATCAACATATCCTCCGTTCATTTGACTGCGGCTAACCGCAACAGGAGTTACTGACATAATATTTTATCGTTTTAAAATTGTTTAACTTATTGAAGACCTTCGGGTCCCCGCTAAAAGTTGTCTTGCACCACCACCCTGTGTGCCATCAA